CGGCGCCGGCGGTCATCTTGCGGCGCGGGTCGCGCGGCACCTGACCGGCCTTGCCCAGGCGCAGGGCGGGGCCGTGGCGCTGCTGCTGCCGGTCGCTTTCGACAGCGGGTCGACGCGCAGCGACCTGTTTGCCGAGTGCCCGTTCTTCGCGCGCAAGATCGTGCTGACCGATCGGCTGCGCTGGGAGAATGTGCCGCAGAAGAAGAACGGGCCGTCCAGCGATCACGCCTGGTTCGTCTGGGACACGGTCCACAGGGGTGTGCCGCAGCTGCGCTGGGTGTTCCGGCGCGATGCGGACACCGCGCTGCTCGCCGCGCGCGAAAGGCGGGCCGCATGAGACCCGACAGCGTCAGCCCAGCCGTCTGGACCATGCTTCTGCGCTGCGCGATGGCGGATCCCGCGATCGCCCAGGAACTGGAGATCCTGCAGGCGGCCCTGCAGGCGGCCGATTCCGCCTACGCCATGCGGGCTCAGCTCAATCTCACGGGCATGATCCGGGGGATGTCTGGCGCCATGCTCAGGCGCACACCGGGCGCCGAGGACGCGATCGCGGATGCCGCCGATCGGGAGCTGGCGCATGTCTGAGCGGCCCGATCGGCAGAGACCAGACCGTTTGCGGAGCGCAAGCGGGGACGCAAGCCGGCCCGGCAATGCAGCCGAGCGCGGTGCGGGCCCGTGGTTCCGCTGCTATCCCGACAGTGCGCTCGGCGACCTGACCGGGCTGACATCCGAACAGCGCAACATTGTTTTCACCCTGGCGCTCATGCAGGCGAGCCGGGGCGGACCGGTCAGACTCGCGCCGAAGACGCTTGCCGCTGCCTGCAGCGTGACGACACGGCCATTCAACCGCGTCATCCGTGAGCTGCGGGCGTGCGGCCTCGTCACTGTGGACGGGGAGTGGATATCAGTCGCGATGCGCGGCTTCGGCGGCGAGACACGCCAAATCTCGGCGAAGATTGAGCCAAGTTCAGGCGACGTTCCGACCAAGTTTGGCCCGCTGTCGACGGGATTTTCCAATGATTCCATGCGGGGGCGCGCGCGGCAGCAGCCAGAGTCGAGAATCGAGAGTCCAGCTGCTGCAGCAGCAGGGACACCGGATTCGGGACACGGAGACGGCGACCGTCGTGCCCTGATCCTGTGCGCGGAAGCGCTGCATCGGCGGATCTGCGGCATGCTCGGCATTGCCGGCGCCTACAGGGACGAGCTTGGCACGGTCGTGGGCTGGCTCGAAGCCGGATACGACGCCGATCGGCACGTCGTTCCCGCGGTCGAGCGGGTGGCGCGGCGCAAGAAAGGCCAGCCGCCGCTCAGCCTGAACTATTTCACGCCGGCGATTGCCGAGCAGGCCGGCAAGCTATTTGCCTCCGCGCCGGAAGACACCCCGGCGCCCGAACCGGTCAGACCCGAGCCCGAGGGCCCCGAGGTCTGGTTGCGGCTGCGCGCGGCCCTACGCGCCCGCGTCGGGGAGGCGGCGTTCGCCAGCTGGTTCGCGGCGCTGGAATGGCTCGGCGCGGAGCAGGGCCAAGCGCTGCTCGGCGTGACCAGCGCCTTCGCCGTGCGGCACCTCAACCAGCATCATGGCGACACCCTCGCCGACGCGGCCGCGGCCGCGGGGCTGTCCGGCGTGACCCTGCGCCACGGCACGGCGCTCGAGCGTCCGTCAGAGGACCAATCCGAACCAGACGAGAAACGAGGGAGGTCTGGCATGCAGCAGTCGCGCGCACCGCCCGCCAGGGGCTGACAGGGGCGCCCGTTACGCCCCGATACAAACTGGAGAGGGGGCGGTCCGCGTGCGTGTGAGGCCGGGGACCGTCCCCGAGATTTCATCAAACAAGAGGCGCGGAGCGCGGTACGCGCGACCGGGACGCAAGCAAGAGGCGAGAAGGGCCGCAGGCCCGACCGGGACGCAAACAAGAGGCGAGGGAGCACATGGCTGGCAGGACAGGCAAGGGCAATCCCGCTCGGGACGTCGCCCGCATTGCGGCCGCACTGTCGGGCAGGCAGTTCGACCTGGATGACCGGGACCGGCTGCAGCTGCAGATCTCGGCCGCACTGCGCGAGGGTCGGATTGCGCATGCCCGCGAGGCGGCGCTCGAGACGGGGCGGATCGACATCTTGGCCGGCCGGATCGGAATCGAGATCAGGACCGGCGGCGCGGAACGGCGGATCGTGCGGCAGTGCAAGCGCTTCGCACGCGACGCCCGGGTGCGGCACCTGGTGGTGCTGACCGGGGCGGCCGTCACCCTGCCGCCGCGCATCGGCGCGCTGCCCTGCACCGTGCTCACGCTGGAAAGGAAAACGCCATGAGCGCACAGATCATCGTCTTTCCAGGCATGCGCATCGAACGAAAGCCCGTCAGCTGTCCAGGCAGCTTCGTCATTCATGAATGCCGCAGTTGTGGTCATTGGTTCGCAAGGCTCGGCCGGGACGGCCTGTGCTTGCGCTGTGACGCGAGCCGGGGCGGACCGTGCCATGCGGCTTCGCCCGCACCGGCGAGCCCGGAGAACAGCCTGCCATGAACACCTCATCGCGCGATCTTCTCCCGCACCGCGCTGACCAGGAAGGCCGAGCGGGTCAGCCCGCACGTCTTCGCCGCCTCGTCGATCTCCTGGACCAGGCCGGCGTCGAGCGCGATGTTGACCCGCCCCGCCCGGCCGGCGTCGGCCAGCAGGGGGATGACGACGGGCACCGCTCCTTCGCGCAGATCGAAGGCCACGTCCGGATCGGCAAGGATCTCCTTGAAGGGCCGCGGCTTTGGCAACGTGCCGCCGCGGCTTTCAATCGATTCCGCCCAGAGGCGCAGGGCTTCGGTGCCTTTCACGATCGCCTGGTCCAGCGTCTCGGCTTGTGCCGTCGCGCCGGGGCAATCCGGTATGGCGACCCCAAAACCGGAACCGGCATCGGGATGAATGAGCGCGATATAGCGGGTCATGGCTACGCCCGCTTGCGGCGAACGCGCCTGACATGCTCGGCAAGCATATCGTTGACGCGGGTCTGCCAGCCGGGCCCCTCAGCCTTGAAATGCTCGACGACTTCGGCGTCGAGACGCATCGAGACCGGTACCTTGAGCGGCTCCGTCTTCGGCGGCCGGCCACGCGTCTTGGCGGCGAGCCGCGCCGCCTTCTCCGGCACGTTGCGGGCATGCACCGCGCCCTTGAGCTGGGCTTGGGTCAGCGGCGGGTTGTCGGCGTCGTGTGATTTCCTATTGCGCGTCATGCCATGTCCTTTCCTCGTGCTTTCCGGCCCTGCGCAGCGAGATCAGCCGCAGATCCTCGTCCCGTTCCGTGTAGACCGCGACGACGACGGCGAGCCCGAGACGGCCGATCACCGTCTCGCGCTGTTCGTGGCTTGCGACCTCGCTGGCGACGAACAGGGCGGTATCCCAGTCGAAGGCGACGAAATCGGCGAAATCGAGGCCGTGCTTGGCTTTGTTGTGCGTTCGCTTCTCATCGTCCCACACCAGCAGGCCGCCTCCCGTCCGATATTTAATGTATATACAGAAAATAACTCTGTGTCTACTGTTTTCCCCTGCTTTCCGGGGCGTGCTATACCGGAGCGCTTGCGGAAGCGGCCAGGAACCGGCCCGGCGAAACGGGAGGCCGGTCCTTGGGGACAGACGATGCGGGGCGGGGGCCGGCGTTGCCGGGGCCTGCGAGTGTGGTATCCGAGACGCGGATGCGCGACTTCCGGCGCGCGGCGGTGCGGCTCGTGCGCCGTGCGATCCTGACGGATGCCGCTCAGCCGGACCGGGACCGGCAATTTCTCTATTCCAGCTACCGCTCATCGATGCCGGACGCGATCCGCGAGCCGGGCGACAGCTACAACCGCGCCGCCGCGCGCATGAAGCTGGCGCGCGACGCCAAGCGCTTCCGCCCGACGCCGGCGGACATCAGCATCTATCTCGAGGTCCTCGGCTGGCTGAGCTGGCTGGAGCGCCAGCATCAGGGCAGGCGGGACGCCGACATCATCCGGGCGCGCGCTTTCGGCATCAGCTGGTGGCGGCTCGCCGGCCTGCACGGGCGCAGCGAGGACACGCTGCAGCGCTGGGAAGCCGGCGCCTATGCCGCGATCGCCTTCAGGTTCTGGCGCGATATCGACCGGCTGTCCTCACGGCTGCCGGGGGGAGGGTAAGCTCATGCTGAGCAAGGAATTGTTCGCCGCGGCCGCCGCTGTCGCCAAGCACATGCCGCCAGGCACGGGGGGATCACGGTGCGCACCATCGCCCGCGCCGCGCTCGAGGCGGCGGAGAGGGTGCGCATCAAGGAAATGGAGGCGGTGTTCGGGCCGGATCTGGTCGAGGCAGACCTGACGATCGTCGACGAGCGGTTTCTCGAGGACGGGGAGTGAGGTCATGTTGAACGGCCGCTAGGGGATTGGCGCGACGAGCCGATCAAGCCGAATGTCAGAAATTTACTTATCGCGATAGCCTGATTTTACGGTAGCATTACCGCGTTGTGTTTCTGTGGTCAGAAACAAGCGCTCCCATGATCGCACCTGCCGCTGAGAGCGGCCCTATCCTTCAGATTCAGCGGGTCACCTATGCCTCAAAATTGTTCCTGGCCATGCCGCGTCGGACGCCATCCTGGCGGTTCGTTCTACGCTTATCCTTTCAGAATGCCCGAATGCAACGGCTTCGGTCCGTCCCGCGAGGCGGCCATCGAAGCCGCTCGGGATGCGCTAACCCGTTCTCTGACGGCGAAGCTCATCCTTGTTGTGCCGCTCGATGAACTGAATCCCAAGGACTTGAAGAGCGGCGAAGTGGTTCGCATCGATCTGCAGCTACCGTATTAGGGCGAAAGAAAAGCCCCCGGCGACAGACCAAGCGCCGGGGGCAAGACCCGTCCGCCTGCTGGGGGGCTAGCGGGCAGGATCTGCAGGAGTTCTGCCCTTACAAGGTAAAGCTCGATTTGAAAGATGGTCAAGCGACCGCTGACACTGTTTCCGGTGAGGAAAGATCGCCAGCGGCCTCAAAAGAGGGCCCCGGCTTCTGTACAGAAGCCGAGGCCCTTGTCTTGCCCTGCATGGCGAGGATCGTGGGCAAGTCCAGACGGGGTCAGGGTCCCCATCCTCGGAACACCGCGTCCGCGAAGTCGTTCCTTCCTCGCAGAAATGGAAATGCGACACTTGTCAGCCGGGTAAAGCGCCGACTCTGCATCCGGAACGTCAGATTGTTCCGTTCGACGTAGCTGGTGCTAGTCTGAAAACGTTCGGGAACCCATGTACACGCTTCCGCTCTACGCCTACTACAACGCCAGGTGAGTAGCGCCGGGCGCATCCTTGTGCGGCTCGCCGACATACCGCTTCACGATCTGCCCGTAATGCACGCCATCGCCGAAAGCGTCCTTGATCGCCTGCACATACGGATGGAAGGCGTCTGAACTGATCTGCGGTACATTGATGATCCGCTCACGCAGGTCCCAGACAAAAGCGCGGGTTGTGTCTCCGTCGCGCTTGCCAACCTTGTTGGCCACCATCGCCTTTGACGTGGCGTCGAGCGCAGTGAACACATACTGGTCGCCTTTGTCGGTCCCATCGGTTTTGCTGAACTTGCGCTGCTTCTTGCCGAAGCTCGTCCATAGCAGCGGGACTTGGAGATCGCTCAGAGCGTTATGGATTTTCATGCAGCCTTCGCCGACGCGAACGCCAAGACGCATGATCGTATCGCGGTGAATGCCGGTCAGGCGTTCGGTCGCGCGGATCGAGCAGCCCTCCTTAAGGGCGGCAATCGCAGCTATTTGTTTCTCAGTGGGCAGAATATTCATGGGGCCAATCCATATATTTCCGAGATTGGCCAAGGCTCTGGAAAGCCAATTCCATGAGTGCTATGTTTGGACTAGTGGTTATAGCGCAGGGGGCCAATCCCTGTGTTGTTGATCCGGGGTCGCCGCTGCTGGAACAGTGACGACCCCACTTTCTGGTCCCCCGGACGGGATTTGGACCCGTGTCTCCCGCTTGTAAGAGCGGGCGTGCTAAGCCAGGCTACACCACCGGGGGCTCAATGGATAAACCCGCTAAACCTCAGGGATTGGCGGGTTTTTCATTGATTCCTATCATATTATCGCAAAAATGCGATACAACGTCAATTAACTACTTGCGGTGGAATCGCAAAAATGTGATAGTTTGATGCCGGTCTTATGGAAGATAAGGTGTTATGCCGCGCCTCGCGGGAAAGATGAGATTCGAGCTTGGTACGACGCGCAGAGCGCCAGCGTCCGAGCTAAATTCTTGTCCCGCTTGAGATTTCTCGCGCAAACGCCAAGACCAGGGTGGAAGAGAGAACCGTTTGACGTTCTGGGACGCGAATGTGATGGATTGGGTGAAATCAGATTCAAGGCGGACCGAGTGCAGCACCGGCCTCTTGGATTTTTCAGTCCCAGCATGACATTTACCCTTGTGATTTGTGCGATAGAAAAGGGTGGAAGGTTTGTGCCGGCTAATGCGTGCGCAATTGGCTTGGGCAGGAAAAGGGAGATCGAAATAGATGGCCGACGATCCCGCAAGTGTGACTTCCCCTTGGAGTAGGGCTCTTGTGGAAGAGCTATCCGAGGATGAGTTTCGTCATGCTTACATGATGGACCAGGTCCGCACTTTTCTCGCTTATCAAATCAGAGCATTACGCGAGCAATCTTGTCGCAAGTGGTCGCAGACCGAGTTGGCCAACCGATCCGGCAAGACCCAAAGCGTTATATCTCGGCTAGAAGACCCCGATTACGGACAGTTCTCCCTCCAAACGCTATTTGAGATAGCTAATGCCTTTGATCTTCCGCTTCTGGTCCAATTCCCGGACTGGGAGGAGTGGCTAGAAAAGATGTCGGATGTTTCTCCCGCTGCATTGCAAAAGCGGAGCTTTAACGTCGACCGGTTGATAGCGCTCGCTGATCGAAAGACGCGCCTGTCTGCTGTTGATTCACTCAAAGTGCCTGACCGCATGGATCATTCTTCCGTGAGCAGAGCTCACACGGAGCTATCGAAATCACAGCACTCTCTTGGTCGGTTTCTTGAGGCCCCGCCCAGGAGAGTTCCTGCGTTGGAAGAGCCCCGCAGGCCTTCTGCCAAGATTTTAGAGGATGTGCAGTGAAACTCATAGGCTATGAAAACGGTCAATGCGTGCTGCTAGCTCCGTGGGTTGAGGTTCGCCCGGTCTACGGCATGTCCATCACACTCACTGTCGGGGCACTCACGGAACGGTACAATTTTCAATTTCCCCCTTCACTTAATAGGCCTTGGCAAGAGCTAGAGTCTGGAGTTCTTGAATTCCGCGATGGCTATCATGACACACCTGATGGACCACTTCCGATAAAGAGACTTGCCCTTTATTCGGATGGAATGGCAATCGAATGCTCAACGACTGATTTAGCCGAGATCGTTTTGCAAGATGCTCTCGACTGGGCACAAACAACCCAAGGTTTTCGCCCGTTCGAAAGACCACCTCGCCAAGTTTATGGAAGTGCGGTAATCGTGCAGTTCGAGAGGTCTATCGAGGAGCATTTCAAGCATTGGAGTAAGCTTCAAAAGCTTATGAACCATCAAATCAAAGAAATTTATGATATCGATCAGGGCGTATCCCCTTACACGCTACGCTTTAAGTGCGATCCGTTATCGGTTCTGAACGCAAACATGTTTTCGGAATTTCTGATTGAGCGGGTGGCTACGGAGCAATTTACCAGTCAGCGCTTTTATTGCTCAGCGCCCCTGCCGACAAAAAGGCTTATTGCGCTGCTAGAAGCAATAGAGAGCCAGATTTAGCCGCATCATATTGTCCTAATTTCAAAGGCGGGGTGTCCTATTTAGGACAGCACCAAAGGCTAGTGTGGACGTAGAAGAGTGATAACTGGAATTGATGGTAGGCTCGAGCTCTTTAATTTTGTCCCGTACTGCATCGTAATTCTGGCCCGGATGCATAAGGTCGTAAGCGATGAATAAATTGTATGGCATTGTTGCCCTCTCCCACGTGGTTAGTCACTAAATACTGACCGCAATCATACAATGGTAATAATGCCCAGAGGAGGAAGCAGCCTTGGGACAGGCTGCGCCTTGGGAGCTTCGTTCAGCCCGGTCCGGCGGCTTGAGCATCGGTGAGAATCCGTGAACGATCGGACCGTGATCACATTGCCCGCCCCAGCGGGTTCTTCGAGCCGGAGCGAACGCCTCCGGCCTTTCTGAAGCTTTAGCCCGATTCGCAGGCTCTAGATCGATCGGGAGCGTGTGCAGGCCCATTGGAGGGCGATGAACCAGCCGATGACGCTCCAGCCCAGCAGAACGGTGAGTGTGGTGATCATGATGGCGTCCTCGTGCCGGCGGAGCAGCGCGATCGCGGCCGGCGCGAAATAGATCAGAAGCAACCCGGCAAGGATCAGGAAAAGCTGGGTGGGGGACATGCCAGATCGGACCAGGGCGAGGTGGAGGCTAGTGTGCGAATGACGCAGCTTAGCCGCGATCGCCGCTCATGTCCTGGTAGAATCGCGCCACGAGTTCCGTCACGGCCGCGGGGGAGCAGTGATCGAGCCGAGAGTCGCAATCCTCTTTTTCGGCCCATTCGAAGAGAATGCCGGCCCGGTCGTGGCGGCACCACACGACCCGCCCGTAGAGCGGCGGCCGCAGCCCGTCGACCTCGAGGCGCACATAGCCCGTCAGCTTTCCGATGCCCGGACAGACGATTTGACAACCGGAAAGGCTGGCGTCGCAGATGGCGGCGCGCAGGGGGCTTCTGCCGTCGCGTCCACTGACGATGGCCTTCAGCGACACTTGCCGCCGGCGCTCCCTGCGCTGTTCGGAATGTCCCATGTGAGGGTCCTTTGGAGGAAAGGCTACTCACGAGGATCTTAAGACCAAGTGAACAAGCGATATTCATAACAGTCTGATTTCGTACACAGTCTCGCCAAATTCCTCTGGTCTGGTCCCAGACGCGGGCGGTCAATCGAACGCAGGAGACCAGCCGATGAAACATGGAATGCGGATTGCCTGGCCGTGCCAGGTGACGCGCCAACCGGACAGGGCCTTTTGGGTCGTTCCCTTTGCGGCCGATCATTGCGCACGGATGGGCGAGACGCTTGGCGCGGCGTTAAATTCTGCGAAGGAAGCGCTGTGCCGACATGTTGGCGAGGCCGCGTATAGCGGGCGTGCGGTGAAGGCTCCGGACGTAGAGCGGGTGCCGCACGAAGATCGCAGATACGGCAGAGTCACCCTACTGCACATCGACCCCCGCCGGATCCTGGTGGAAAGGCCGATTGCAGCGCCGAATGGTTAACGTGACGCTTTCCGCTTGAATTTTGCGGTGCATGCGGCGTAAATCGCATCTTCTCATGGCAAACGGCCCGGCCCACGCGGCGGGGCCGTTTTGCGTTTCAACCCCCGTTTTTCTGCTGTTTCGCCATCCGCCGGCGCCGCTGCCGTCAGTCCTCTCCGGGCTGCCACATCGCCCGTAAGGGCGGAGACGCTCACGATGGCGAAAAAGAGGGAATAAGGGTAAAAACGTGCCCAGGCGCGGCGCCACGCGGCGTCTGCCTGAGTGGCCGGTTCCGCCGATTCCGCAAGGCGTATTTCCGGGCCGGTCCTGAGCAACCAGGGCCGGCCCTTTTCGGTTTTTAATCACATGACGAGTTCACCCGACGGCAAGGGCTCCCCAGAGCCCGCCAGGCCGTTCGAGGTGGCCCGCGCCCGGAGCACGTCTCGCGTACCGGGAGCGGAGACACGCGCCGCACGAAGGTCCAGGCCTCCCTCACCGGACACGCGCCGCGTCGAGCCGCCGCCGGATACCCCCCTCAACCCGGCGGCGGCTCTCCACGCGCTGGCCGACCGGGTGAACAGGCTGACCGTCTCGCGGCGGGATCCGAACCGCTTCTTCGAGGACCGATCGGATATCTCGGGCGAGCTGCGGCGGCTTGCCGATCAGCTGCGCTGAGGCGCGGGACGCAAACAGAGACATGAGCAATGACGCACCAGCCGGCGACGCTGTCGGGTCATGTGACCGAGCAGCTGCTGAAGGTGCTCGCACGGACCCTTCCGACGCTCGCGGTCGACACGGTTCCCGGCGGCACTGGACCCGACGCGCCGATGCTGCGCGCCGACGGCGCCGCGCTCGCATGCTTCATGGCCGGCGCCGACGAAAACTGGGCGCATCGGCTGGCGGTGCTCTCGAATCTCTCTCCGGAGATCTGCCGCCTCGCGCTCATCGGTCTGCACGCCGAAAGGCGCGTCGCGTCAGCCTCGCGCGCCTGCAGGGCCTGCGGCAGCGAGGATCTCGCCGTGACGCCGCTCGGGCGCCGGGGCGACCGGGGCGCGCGGCGTGTCCACTGCCGCAGCTGCGGCTCGCTGACCTACGGGATCGTGCGAACGGCGAGGGCGGGCTGATGCCGCGTGTCGATATCGAGGACTTCGGGCTCGCGCCCCTGCAGGAAAGCGGGCTGCAGATCTTCACCGATCCGGACCAGCCCGGAATCGTCTTTCTGGCGCTTCATTCGCCGGCCGGCGAGGCCGTCGTGGTGGCGCTGAGCAGGCAGGCGGCCATGCGGGCCGGCCTGGACATCCAGGAAGCGGCGCATGGCGGCATGGTGCCGCCGGCGAGCAGCCTGGTGCATTAGGGGGAGAAATTCCATGCGCTGCACGGTCAGTGGCAACGAACCGGTCAATGCCGAGGATGCCTCGGCCCCGACCGACGAGACGCTTGCAGACGGCCAGAAGTCCGATCACTGGGTGCTCTGCGCCGAGGAACGCGAAAAGGGCTTCGTGAGGCCCCTGCGCAGCTCCTACAGGCATGTGGGGCGTCCAGGGCCGGAAACCCCGCTGCAGGACATGACGGGCGAGCAGACGCGGCTCTACGCCGACTATGGCTACGTCAAGTTCGAGCCGGCCCTTGATCCGGAAAGCCTGATCGCGGGGCGCTACTGGACGCAAGCCGAGATCGACGCCATCGGCAAGGGCTGCGGCACGGTCACGACGATGCCCGGGGCCTGCGCCGAAACCTATGCGCGCGAGCCCGGCTATTACGGCCAGACCTTCTGTTGCGGCTGCGGCGGCTACTTCCCCGTAGGCCCGGACGGCGAGTTCATCTGGGACGGCACGGATGAAAGGGTGGGCAGCTGATGCCGATCGTCGTTCGAAGCGGGCGCAACGCGACCGAGCTGGCCAACTTCGCCGCCATGATGGCCTACAGGAATCCGAATGGCTTCCGCCAGCCCGGCAAGCGGCCGGGCTCGACGTCGCTGGTTGAGCGGCTGGCGATCGCCGCCGGCCAGCTCAAGCCCGAGCCGCGCTTCCGGACGAGCGCGCGCGGCGACAAGAAGCGCAAGCGCCGCGCCGAGACGAGGGAGAAGATCCGCGAACAGTACGCCCGCGAGGCCGAGCGCAGGACGCTCGACGCCGAGATCCTCTCGCAGGCGCTGTTTGGATGATCCCGGCCGAGCCGCAGCCCCTGACGCCGCGCGAGCGGTCGATACTGGCGCGGATCGTGCTGCCCTACCGATCGCCGCCGCCCTACAGCCACCCCGACACGCGCGAGCTGGCCCGGGCGTTCCGCTGCAGCGTGAAGTGCGTGAATGTCGTCATCTACCGGCTGCGGCGCAAGCGGCCGGGCTGGATCGTCAACACGACACCCGGCTCGCGGCCCTGCCGCTACGGGCTGTCGGACGAGGCCCGGGCGCTGCTGCGTTGAGACTTGCTGGATGTCAGGCTGTTTTTTGCTTTCGGGCGGCATGCCTCTGAGCGATGTATTTGCCGACGTCGATCGCCAGCTTGTTCGCTCGCTCGGCCAGTTCAGTGAAGGCTTTCTCGCAGGTGAGGACCTCACTGTAGGTCAGGTGCTTTCGACCGCGTCGATTGAAAATGGATGCTTTCACCATGCTCGCACCCTGGGAGTTTCCCCAAACGTGGCCGTGAGCCAAAGTATTGCGGGATTTGTACAGGGTGTTGGCCCGATTCTTGACGCTCTTCCACTCCGTTACGATGGCCTCGTCCCCGACAGCCTCGGTCAGGACGTCGCCAACCATGTCCAGGTTCGAGCGAAAGTTCGTATGGGCGTAGAAGATGCCGGCGATCATCCAGTAATGCTGGGACGGTTCTCTCATCGTGCCGGCAATAGAAATGATGATCGTTCGCGCGAAGATGTCACAAAGCGCATCTTCGACCCTCTGCCATGCATCCGTTGCGCGGCCGTTTGCCTCGTAGAACTGGTCAAATGAGACTCTCTTCGACATCGCGCTTCCCCCCGAGCGGGGCGACCGTTTTCGGCCGCCGTTGAACGCGGAAGCTTAGCAGCGCCGGATTCTCGTATCGAGACCTGAAAGATTTACACCGCGCCTTGCCCGCATGGGCAGGGCGGGGGACGGGGCGCGCCAACGCCCCGAGCCGGGAGCAACAACCTCCCATGACCGCACACGGCCGTCATACGGCCATCCCGCCACCGCGCACGCGGCGGGGCGACTTTGCGAGCAGTCATGGACAGGACGAAGCAATCCCGCAGATCAACCCTAACCGTTAAGCACCGCCCGCAGCGCGGCGAGCTCTGGCAGCTGGGTGAGCACCGGTTACTGGTGGGTGATGCCACCCACGCCGGCGACGTCGCGCGGCTTCTGAACGGCGTGCGGCCGCAGCTGATGGTGACGGACCCGCCTTATGGGGTGGCCTACCAGCCGCAGTGGCGGAACAGGATCCACAAGACAGCCAGGCCTCGGCGCGTGATCGCCGGCGATGACCGCGTTGACTGGACGGCGGCCTGGTCGCTGTTCGAGGGCGACGTTGCCTATGTGTGGCACGGGGCCCGCGAAGGCTATGCCGTTGCCGGCTCGCTGAAAGGTGCCGGCTTCACGATCCGCTCGCATATCGTGTGGGCGAAGCCGCAATTCGTGATCAGCCGGGGCCATTACCACTGGCAGCACGAGGCCTGCTACTACGCGGTCCGCAAGGGACGCACCGGGCACTGGCAGGGCTCGCGCAAGGAATCGACGCTTTGGGCGATGCCGCTGGCGCGCCATGAGCGTTCACAGATCCACACCGGCCACGCCGCGCAAAAGCCGCTCGAGGCGATGGCGCGGCCGATCCGGAACAACAGCGCGCCGGGTGAGCCGGTCTATGACCCGTTCCTCGGCAGCGGGACGACGATCCTCGCGGCCGAACAGGAACGGCGCGTCTGTCTCGGCCTCGAGCTGGACCCGGCCTGTGCGGGGCTGATCCTGCAGCGCTGGCAGATGCAGACGGGCGAGCGGGTGGAACGGATTGGATAGGACGATGGGCTGCGGTTGCAAGAAGCGGGGTGAGCTGCTGCGCAAGGCTGCCGCCGACGCGGCCGCCGGCAACGGCAGACGCGCGGTGCGCTCTCTCGAGCTCGTCGGGCGATCCATGGTGACCGACGGCAGGGATGCCCTGGGCGATCTGCGCAAGGCTGCAGCCGGCGCCAGGCTTGCGGCGCGCGCGCGCCGGCGGTGAGCTGATCCTATGGTTGTCGTGCTGCGCATCGATGCGAGCGACCTCGGCGACATGGCCAGGGCGTTCAAGGATGTCTCCCTCGAGGCGCGCGACAAGATCCTCTACCGGGCGCTGAACCGCGCCGGCGACCAGGCTTTCACCCAGGTCAAGCGCGTGCTTGCGAAGGAGACCGGCCTGAAGACCGGCCGGGTGGCGCGGGCGCTGAACAAGCGCAAGGCCTTTACCGGCCGGCTCACATACGAGATCGATGCCCGGGGTGGCTTCCTCAAGATAACGGGCGGCAACTTCGGCGCCAGGCAGACCCGCCAGGGCGTGTCGCATCGCGCCTGGGGAAGAAGCCAAACGGCGAAGGGCGCGTTCATCCCGAAGGGCATGAGCGTCGCATTCAAGCGGCTGGGGCGGGCACGGCTGCCGATCCGTGCGCTCTATGGACCTGCGATCCCGCGCGAAATGGTTCGCGGCGAAAGCGGGCGGGCGATCGAGCACAAGGTGCAGACGGTTTTCATCCCCCGGGTGCTGCACGAGACCCGGCGGGCGATCTCTGCTGCGAAGGGCAGGTACGGGCTCTAGCCAGGCAGAGGCTTGGCGAGCCGTTTCAGTCGGTTCGGCGGCGCTGACCCCCCGTGCACGGTAGGGACCGTACAGGGCTTGGCGCGCCCGCGGGCCGCGGCCGCCCGATTTTCGAGAATATCTGCGATTTTGGTTTTTGCGTTTTGGTTTGGTAGCGGATGGCGGCGAAAGCGGGCGGCAAGGCCAGGTCGGAAGACGTGGACGTCGGCACGATCGCCAAGCTGCTGATGATCGGTGACGAGCGCGTTCGCCAGCTGGCGAAGGAAGGGTGGATCCCGCGCACTGCGCGCGGGAAGTATCCGCTCGCCGGCGCGGTCCAGGGTTACATCGGATTCCTGAAGGACGAGCAGCGGCGTTCGACCAAGGTCGCGGCCGACACCCTGATCAAGAACGAGCGCGCCCGCGCGCTGAAGCTCAAAAACGATCGCGACGAGAACCGCCTGATCGACGTCGGGGAGTCGCTCGACACGGTCGACGAGATCATTGGCGAACTGCGATCCAGTATTTCGGCGGTGCCGGCGCGTGTCACCCGTGACCTCAAGCTCCGCGAAAAGATCGAGACGGAAATCGACACGTCCTTCACCCGTGCCGCGGCGGCTCTCACCAAGGCCGCTGATCGCCACGAAGCGGCCGCTGTTGCTTCGGCGCGCGGCGCAGCTGGTGAAGCCGGAGACGAGGACGACGCCTGACGACTGGGCGGCGGCCAACAGAATTTTGCCGAAAGGCGCGGCCCGGCCGGGGCCATTCGACCCGACCCTGACGCCCTTCATGATCCCGTTCATGCGGTCGTTTGCGGATCATCGTTACGACCAATCGATCCTCGTTTGCGGCTCGCAGGTCAGCAAGACCGAGTCCTGTCTCAACGTCATAGGACAGCGCCTCGATCAGCGACCGGTGCCGGTGATCTATGTCGGGCCGACGAAGGACTTCGTCACCGACCAGCTCGAGCCGCGCTTCATGCAGCTGCTCGACGAGGCCGATACGCTGTCGGCGAAGGTCGCGCGGGGCAAGCGCAACAAGAAGGCGCGCAAGCTGGTGAACGGCGTGCCGGTGCGGCTCGCCTGGGCCGGATCGTCGACGCCGCTGAAGTCGGACCCGGCCGGGCTGGTGCTGGTCGACGAGCGCGACGGCATGGAAGCGAACATCCGGGGCGAGGGCGACCCGGTCGAACTGGTCAAGGCGCGCGGCGACACCTATGCGGACTTCCGTCTGGGCGTCACTTCGACTCCGACGGAAGGGACGGTCGAAACGGTCAGGGACGAGAAGACCGGACTGGAACGGTGGGCCGTGGGTGACCCGGAAGACATCCAGAGTCCCATCTGGCGGCTGTGGCAGGAGGGCACGCGCTTCGAATGGGCGTGGCCCTGCATCCAGTGCGGGGCCTTTTTCATCCCGCGCTTTTCGCGGCTGAAATGGCCGAAGGGGTCGACGCCGTCGCAGGCGCGGAAGGGTGCCTATGTCGAATGCCCGCATTGCGGCGGCGTGCTCGAGGAAGAGCACAAGGCGGAAATGAATGCCCGAGGCGTGTATGTGGCGCCCGGGCAGCACGTCACAAAGAAGGGGCTCGTCAAGGGCGATCCGCCTGAGACGTCGGTGATCAGCTTCTGGGTGTCGGGCCTCTGCAGTCCGTTCGTGACCTTCGGAGAGCGCGCCGAGCGTTTCCTGTCGGCTACGCTCAGTGGCGAGACCGAGCGCATCAAGGCGGTGATCAACACCGGCTTCGGCGAGTTGTTCTCGGTCGGCGGCGGAGACGCCCCGGACTGGCAGGATGTCGCGAACTCACGCGAAGATTATGGCTTCGATCATATCCCCGCCGGCGCGGTGCTGTTGACCTGCGGCGTCGACGTCCAGCCGAACCGCCTAGTTTACGCGGTCCGGGCGTGGGGCCACCGCTACGAGTCGTGGCTGATCCGCGCGGACGAGATCTGGGGCGAGACGACGCAAACGCAGGTCTGGTCGGATCTCGACGAGCTGATCGCAGCGCCGATCGACGGCTCGCGTATCCGCCTGACGCTGGTCGACTCCGGCTTTCGTCCCGGCAAGCCCGAGGCGGTACCGGTGAACATGGTCTACGCCTTCGCGCGCGGCCGTCACAATGTCCGCGCCACCAAGGGGCGTGACGTCCTCGACAAGCCGTTCAAACAGTCGCTGATCGACGTGAGCGTCGGCGGGAAGACGATCAAGAACGGCCTGGGGCTCTGGCACCTCAGTACAGATTTCTTCAAGTCCTGGGTTCACGGCCGGCTGAAGTGGCCGAAGGTCGAACCGGGCGCCTTCCATATCGGTCGCGATGCGACCGACGACTATTGCCGCCAGCTGGTATCCGAAGCGCGGGTGATCAAGCCGTCGGGCAAGCCGACCTGGGTGCGACGCAGCCGCGAAAACCACTACCTCGATTGCGAGGCTTTGAACGCGGCCGCCGCGCACATGCTGCGCGTCCACACCATTCCGCCGGGCAAGACCCGGGAGCGGGACGAGGACCGGGACTCGAGCCGATCGCTCTCCGACATCGCAAAGAAGCTGCACAAGTAATGGCCGATTTCACACCCCGCCCATTGGCTCCGGCACCGCCCGGCCGCGCAGTGGCGACGACGTCGCGTCAGATCCGCGCGCAGTATTTCCGGGAGACGTCGCCGCAGCTGTTCGCCTGGCGGCCGGCTTTGCGGGATGCGCGTGACGACGTCGGGGCCGCTCTGCACCTGGCTGCAGCCCGGGCTGTCGACGCGATACAGAATTCCGGCTGGATCGCCGGCATCGTGGATGCTGCCTTGTCCGCCATGATCGGCTCCGGGCTGCGCCTCAATGCGCGGCCCGACGCATCCGCCTTCAATGGCGACCAGGCCGCAGCGTCCCAATGGGCGCGGGATGTCGAGCGGCGTTTCGAGAGTTGGGCGAGTTCGCCCCGCGAGTGCGACGCCGCCGGCAGAATGACATTTGCGCAGATCCAGGCCTGTGCCGTGCGCGGCTGGTTCGGCTTCGGTGAGATCGTGGCGCTCCTGCCGATGATCAAACGGCAAGGCGCGGCCTCGCTCACCAAGGTCCAGCTGATCAGCCCGCACCGTCTGAAGAACGAGACGCGGCCACCGAACCTGGTGCAGGGCGTGCGGCTGGATGGCAATGGCGCGCCTCTGGGCTATCTGTTCCGGCGCCGCCTGGATTTCGGCGGTGAACAGGATATCGAGATCCTTGCCCAGGACCGGGACGGCCGGCCGCAGGTCGCCCATGTCTTCGACGGCTGGGCGGGGCAGGTACGGGGCGTGACCTGCCTGGCGCCGGCTCTCAAGGTCGTGCGGCAGTATGACCAGCTCGCCGACGCGACGCTGACGACGACGCTGCTGCAGACGATCTTCGCCGCGACCATCACAACGGACAAGGTCGGGGAGAACTGGTTCGAAGGCCTGACCACCCAGGACGAGGGGCCGCTCGCGCAGTATCTCGGTGCAAAGGGCGACTGGTACGAGAATGCAAAGATCGATCTCGCCGGGCATGGCCGCATCGCGCACATGCTGCCGGGCGAGAAACTCGAGTTCCACGGCTCGGAGCACCCGAACGAGAATTACGAGACGTTCAGCAAGGGGCTGCTGCGCGAGATCTGCCGTTGCGCCGGCGTGCTCTATGAAGCCGGAACGGGCGATTACGAAGGCGCGACATACTCGTCGGTCCGGATGGGCGTCTCGTCGATCTGGCCCGTAGCGCTCTATCGCCGCCAGCATATTGCAGGGCGCTTCTGCCAGGAGGTCTACGAGGCCTGGCTCGAGGAAGATATCGCCATGGGCCGTACGCCGATGCCGGGCGGCCTCGATGCCTTTCTCGCCCAGCGATCCGCCGTGTCGCGTGCGGACTGGCGCGGGCCGGCCCGGCCGACGGCGGATGATCTGAAAACGGCGCGGGCCCAGTCGATCCGCATCGCGAACGGGACCAGGACGCTTGAGGCGGAGGCCGCAGAAGACGGCCAGGACTGGGAAGACAACGCAGACCAGCTGCGCCGCGAGATCGATTATTTCGAGCAGCTTGGTCTGACGCACCCGTATGCCGCTGCCAACCAGCCCGAGCATGTCGAGCCCAGCCTTCTCGACACGGTCGAGGACGCGTAATGGCGATCGACTGGTCCGGCGTCGACTTTACGGACCCATGCGCGGTCCTGTCGAAGCTCAAGCCTGCCTACTACCAGCTCGTGAGCGAAGGCAATGTCGCCGAAGTGCAGTTCAGCGAGCGCCGGCTGCGTTTCGAGAAATTCGATATTTCCGCGCTTGAGCGGGTGATCGCCCGGCTCGAGGCGGACTGCGCCAGAGCATCCGGCAAGCGGAGCCGTTTCGCCATTCGCGCCGGAACCCGGCGCTAAAGAGGAACTGCCATGCCGAGCCCCTTGATCGTGAACGGTGAGCTGCTGCTCTACGGCTATGTCGGGATGTATTACCCCGAGTGGGGCATCGACGGCTTCACCGACCGCATGGTGGTGGAAGCCCTTTCCGAGCTCGAGGGCGACATCACAGTCCGGATCAATTCTGGTGGAGGATATGCTGTGCAGGGCGTCGCGATCTACCAGGCGCTGAGCGGATACAACGGCAAGGTCACGATCCGCATCGACGGCATCGCGGCGTCTGCCGCATCGGTGATCGCGATGGGGGGCGACACGGTGGTGATGCCGGCCGGCACCATGATGATGATTCACGACGGGTCCGGCCTGACCTGGGGAACGGCCGTCGATCACGAGAAGATGGCCAAGGTCCTGCACTTCACCGACGGCCGCATGGCCGAGATCTACGCGAAGAAGACCGGTATCGCTGCCGACGAGCTCCGCCAGCTGATGGATGACGAAACGTGGCTCTCCGGCGACGAAGCCCGGGAGAAGGGCTTCGCCGACGAAACCACCGATGACGAGGCGGAGGAAGTCACTGCCTTCGATTACCGCCTCTACCGCAATGCCCCGGCCGAGCTGCAGGCAATGGCCGCGGTCAACAACTGGGCCCTGCCGGGGCTCTCACCTGCGGCGATCGCCGCGCATGCAAAGGAGCCGACCATGACCACCAAGCCCGGCGCGGCGAACGACGCCCCGCGCAATGACACCACGGCCAGCACCGCCCCGCCGGCCGATCCCCAGGCGCCTGCGGCG